GATTTGACACAATTTGCGGCCACCCCTAAAATTAACAGACTCAAGCGTGCCGGGGTAGCTCACTGGTAGAGCGCCGCCCTGAAAAGGCGGGCGTAGCCAGTTCGATTCTGGCCCCCGGCACCACCCACGCGTGTAAAGCCTCACTCCCGAAAAAGTCTATCCCCGCATCGGCTTTGAAGCTGATGTCAGCGCCTTCTGAGACACGCTCCAATGTGAACTTCCCGACCTGCTCAGCGAGGAGCGCTCGCGCTTCATGAATTGCTGAAGGATTTGCTAGCAACCCACGCAAGCGGGACAACCGAGAGATTGCGAGCGTCCTCAGCTCCTCGAGCTTTTCTTGAATCGATCCGCGGCCGGGTTCGATAACTTGGTTTGTGATTTCTCGAAGCCTAGCCTCGCGCTCCGCAATCGCAGTCATGACCGTAGGCGAACCGTTCCCCACTGCGATCATTTCGACGAGGCGCTTCAATTCCGCCTCTATCCGATGCTTCTCATCGCGGAGCGCCTTAAGCCCTGCCTCGAATGTCTCATGCCGCTGCCGAATGTCTTCCTGCAGCCCGCAAATCACGTAATCAATGAACTCCTCGCGAAGCACCTTGTCCCGTAAACCAGACAGCAGCCGGGCTTCCAAGTGTTGGCGCTGAATTCTCAGGCCATTCGTGCAAACGCTGTCGCCGCGTTGCGCATGGAGCGAGCAGCCATACTCCGACCGGGACGTCTTGGCCCTTCCACCTACCAGCGTAATGCTGCCGCCGCATTCTCCACATCGGAGCAGTCCGGAGAACAGATATACCTGCTTCTGTTGACCACCGATGCCCCACAGCTTTTGCGTGGTGACGAATCGACGCTCAACGGCTGCGAAGAGTTCATCTGACACGATCTGTAAGTCTGGGGCAGCTGTCACAACCCATTCGGATTCAGGGCACCGCCGATAGATGCGCCGGCCGGTCGCCGGGACGCGCACCTTCCGTTTTGTGTTCCAGATGACTTGCCCCTTGTAGCGTCGATTCTTGAGAATATGCCGAACGGACGAAACGCACCACGACTGGCTAACTCGTCCCTTTTGCGGCTGTGGCGACTTCACGCCCTCCGCGTTCAACAGGTACGCGATCCGCTTCAGTGAGTAGCCTGTGCTGTAGAGTTCAAACATACGCCGAATCGTCGCGGCCTGCTGTTCAACGATTTCGAGTTTCACGCCGTCACCGTCGCGCACGCTTCGATAACCGAAAACTCGACCGCCAGTGTGGAGCGCTTTAAGCGCACAGCCTTGCATGCCGCGGTGAGTCTTAAGACCGAGCTCGCGGGAGTACACGCTGTCAATCAAGCCGTGGACGCCGAAGAGAATCTCGGCCTGCGAACTTTCCGAATCTACCCCTTGCGACACCGCTACCAGCCGGACGCCGGCGAACGTCAAACGCTCGTAGAAATTCAGTGCGTCAGCCAGTTTTCGCGTGAGCCTAGATGTGTCGTCAATCAGGATGGCATCGAAGACCCGCACCTTCTGTTCAGCAGCCGCGAGAAGCCTTTGCAGGCCGATCCTTTCGGAGCTGGTTCCGGTGATGGCATGGTCCGCATAGACGTGCTCCTCGAGAACTACCCATCCCTGCCGTGATGCGTACTCACGGCACTTTCGGATCTGGTCTTCGATGGAGACGGCGGATTGGCGATCACTGCTGAAGCGGGAGTAGATGGCGCAGCGAAGGTTCAAGTTGTCACCCCGGCTGATAGCTTGCTCTTCGATTTGCACTGTGCCACAGCTGCCCCTGCTTCCGCAATTCGCTTTGCATCCTGCTCCGCAAGGTATTCGCGCGCGAGTGCTGGAATAATTACCCTGTCAGCCCACGCGCGGAGCGCGGGATCGAGCTTGGCTCCGAGCCTCTGACGTTCTGTCTGCCGATCAGTTGCTTTCACCCATTGTCCATTCCTCCTTTTTCTGTTTGGGATTCCCTGATGCCCACCAGAGATCACGCCTCACCAGTGGCCGGCGTGACTGGCCCCAAAAACATTCTGGAACGCTCGAATTCACGTCGAGCGCCCCAACAGATTCAGTACTTTGCGGAAGCGTACGATCGAGGGTTTTTGGAATACCCGCTAGACGGTAAGTTTCTTCAGGGTGTTGCAGAGGTCTTTCTTCTAAACTCCGGCTTGACCAGGTAATCGTATTCCTTGCCCACACCGGGGATGCTGCCAAACCGCGCCATCTCCGGAGGGTCTTCATGGTCCTCAATCCAGTGCTTCCTGTCGTAGAAGTGCCGCGGGATCTGGATTTTGTCGGTTTGGCATTTCTGGATGCACCGCTCCATAACGACGCTCTGAAGTTCGCCTACCCTCGAGTCTCCCCAGATTTCCTCCCAGGTGAGGACAAACTTTATAGTTCCGCAGGGTTCTATTCCGATTTCCTCCCAGGCCTCTAGGTGTCGCTCGTTTTGGTTTTTCTCTTTCGAGGAATGGTCGCCGTTATGAGTGGTGTTCGGTCCCTCGTTCTCCCCCCACTCTGGTATCGGGTGCGAAGGAAACGAGTCGCGAGCCTCACGTTTTTCTGTAAGGCGCTTTGCGTCATAGAAAGATTTTGGCACCGGTATTCCTTCATCCTGGCTCGCGGTGATGCAGCGTTCCATGGTGTCACTCAGCAGCTCGTCTTGCGGCTTTTCGGCGAAGGTACCTTCCCAAACGGCACGGAACTGAGACCTTCCAACCGGAGTCAGATTGATGGCTTTCCAGGGCTTTTGGGTTTTCCATTCCAAAAGAGAAGCGGCCGCAGCAGTTACCTCTTCTACTGCTTCTTCTTTGTGTTGTCCCTGTATTGTCTTATTAGAGTGCCCGGATTGGGCACTCTCTCTGCCCGTTTCGGGCACTCTGACTGCCCGGAGCGGTAAATCTGAGTGCCCGTTTCGGGCATTCTCTTCTAGGGAGATCGGCAGTTTCGGGAAATCTCTTTTCGCCGATTTGAGCAACTTCTTGGACTTCGGAAGTGTGTATACAAAACCGTATGGGGTGCGAACTGCCACTGCGTAGTTGCCTCTTACCAGCATCCGGCGCCATCTCCGGAGGGTCTTCACTTTGACGCCAAGTTCTCCTGCAGGACGGTCATCACGGATCGGAATGCCGCCAAGAACCTTTCCGATTCCGTTCGATTCCCGCGTGGTGCGGGCGATGAGCCACATGAAGAACCATACTGCGTCGAGCATCTTGGGGCAGTGCTCGAAGAGGCCCTCGTAGACCGGGAACCAGAAGGCCGACGGCGGTGAAATCTGATTACTTTGCCCATTGGTTTTCCCTTCTTCGCTTGACAACGGTTCAAACGCGAGCGTATTCTTCGCCATGACAGGTTCCTTATTTTGGGTTCCGCCCTCGCGTTCTCACCGCGGGGGCGTTTTCTTTTGGGGCAGCCTTTACTGGTACAGGGGTTTATCGCCGAACGGAATCTGCTCAACCTGAAGAATGTCGCAGACCTCGCCCGGATTCATCGTGATATTTGCGTTGATCACCGCTGAAAGTGTTGCCTGGTCCCCCGCGGCAGCAACTACAGCAACCTCAACCGGCGCGTTGCGGTAGACGTCAGGGCTCGGAGCACTCGGGTTGCTGTTCGGCAAGTGAATTTGATACGTGACAGCAAAAAGCAGATTATTTGCCATGCGGTTTCTGCTCTGGAATTAGTACCCAAGCGATGGGTAAATTGGGTCGGGCTCTGGTGACTTTCGACTGCGATCGATGAACGTCGGCCCGTCGAGCAAGATGTAAGACACGCAGTCGATCAAGTGGCGCTCTTTGTCCATAGGATCAGACGGTGGGTCCTTGTCGACCACGTTGCCTTTGAACTCACGGAACCGCAGCATCTTGAACTGACGAACCAACTCGTCGTTATCCCCGCAGCCCCGCATGATCGTCAGCCGCGGCTTAAACTGCTCTTCGTTCCCAACAACGAACTTCGTCGGCGTCAACGCCTTCGAGATCAATCCATAGCCGGCGTACTCGCGGTTCTTCTTCGCCGGTTGGAAAATGACGCTTTCTGCCTCGTAGGCGTCGAAGAAGTGGTGCTCCTCGTCGGAATTGAAATTCTTCCCCGCCTGGTCCATCAGTTCCATGTACGACGCCGGAAACAACGCAGCCTTCTCAACATCCCTGAGGCCTTCCGCGTACTCGCGAATCAGTAATCGATTCTTGCCTTGTTGCTCGCGTTCTTCGTTCACGTCCTGCGGCCACCAGGACCAGGGGATGACCATATCGCCGTACTTGTTGATCGCCAGCCACACAAACGCGTGCGCGCGACGGGGATGAGGATCACAAGCCAGCCAAACCGTCCAACTATCTTTGCTCAGCGGAAGGTCGAGTGGAACGTGATGAATGCTTTCGTCGAACTCGGGAAACACAAGCTGCCCGCCCAACGCGCCGTAATCAATCTCATGCTCCTGGCGCCATCGAGCGTCTGACATTCCCTTTTTTGCTTCTTCCATCCAGCGCTTACCTTGAGGCGTCTGTGGATCCTTGTCCGGGTCGGCTGAGTAGTGAACCCGCAGAACATTGAAACCGAGCTTTGTTTGCCGCGCAGAAATGCCTTGCATTACTTCACCCTGTCCTCAACCAATTCCTGGAAGTACCCAGGCGCGGCAGAGCTCACGACGTCAAGCCGGCCGCCGCCGGCAAGCATCGGCTGTGCTGCGCCAATCGATGCCGCAAGGTCCGGTTGGAAAGCTCCTTCATCGACAAAGAGGCAGGACGCGACGTGTTGCCGAAGAACGTCTCCACCCTGAGGGATGCCCCATATCTCCGAGTACGGCAGTCCATCGGGTTCGCCCGGCCGGTAGAACTTCAAGTGGCAATAGCTGTATGTCGCTGGATGAGCACGCCGCAAGAACTCCGGCTGATTACTCCAAATCGTGTAACAACGCTGGACGAGTCGGTCGGAGTCTTCTTCCTTCTTGGACTGGATGAAATTCAGCCGGTTGCTTCCGAACTGCGCATCGTGCAAATACAGAGCGCAAAGCGTCCACGACAAAAGAAGCTGTCTCGACTTTTCGATCAGGTTCATCCGGTGCGCCAGCCAGAAGCGGGTAACCTCCCGGAGATATTCCTTGTCGGGGAAAGGCTTCGCCGCGACCGTGGGGTCGTGCTCGTCTTTTGTCCTTACGTGCGTGAAGAGCCAAAATTCGGGGTCTTGGGCGCATTTGTCGCGCTCGCGCTTTTCTTCCGGCGACAGGAGAGAACGCGATTCGGCAAGAGCCTTTGCCGCGGCGCGTGATCTCAAACTGCCGATCGGGAAATCTGCTGGGCGTGGTCCTCGAATTGTCGCGGGCATGGGTTCACGTATCTTGCTGGCAACTAGCAACTTAGGACTCCGGAGCTTCGCTCGGACTTTCCTGTGCTGCCGCGCCTACAGTTCCGGTGAACCAGTCAGGGAGTTTGCCATCTTTCGCGTACGCCTCAAGCTCAGCGTTGGTCATCCGCTCAAACAGTTCATTGAGGCTCACGCTCTCGGTTCGGTCGATCCATTGGCCCTGAGCGTTAATCTTCGCATAAGCCTGAATCGCACTCACAACGGCCGGCGCCGTCACTTCAACACTTTCGGCGTGTTCAATGAGTCTTTCGAGTGCCTTCCGGATATTCCGTGCGCGCTTTTCAAAGAGACCCAGCGCGTGGGCGTGCCGGTAGAGTGAGTCAGCGCTCAGTTTGTAACTGCGGGCAATCCGCGTGCTGTTCCCCCAGCTCACCCATTGCCGCTCGATCTCTTCCCGCTGCGGGTGCGAGCACACCTTGCAGAACGTCGCGTGCCGTCCGAGGCTCGGCAGCTTCTCGGGTTCCGCGGATTTGGATTTACGCTTTGGCATGAAATTTATCGCGCTCCTTTGTCCAAGTCGTCGCCCTGTCTCTGGTCTTTCCGTGCGGGTTGGTCCGCCTGATCCGCGGCTGGATCAGGTGAAAGGAATGAGTGCTTCAGCTCGACGGTGCACCGGCTGTAGAGCATGGTTAGTTGATGTCTTACCTCGGTCGGATCCCACTCCTCGCGGCTAGTGTGCTTGGTGAATGTGCACACGTCCTCGGCAAGGGCGCAGAGCAGATCGTTTTGAATGCGGCGAGGCACAACGATTGCCGGAATGCTGCTTTCTCCTCTGGGCGGCAGTACGCTGTGGCGAAGTCGCCCCAGGGGATTTACGTCCTGGCCTTGATCTCGGCCTCGTTAAGGTTGTTCAGACTTCTCTCCGTTAAAGTCTTTGTCTAATGTTTAGATGTTCCCATGCTTAATGCTCACTGAAGCGGCGAGCTCGGCTGCAAACCCATGGAAACCCTAGGCGGCGCCATAGGAATACTTTGGGCTGCTGCGTTCTTGCTCTCCCGCAACTTCGTCTGACGCTCGAACAGCAGATTGTTGAGCGTATCCGCATGTCGCTGGCGTGGTTTCACCTTCAAAGATTCGCGGCTTCGGAGGCTTCGGCGTCTCGAACAACCAACCCTGATCGAAACCGAGGGCCTGTGCGATTCGCTCACGCTCTGCCGACGAAATCTCACTGCGACCGTTGAGAAGTCTCGAAAAACGCCACTCCGAAATCCTCGCTGACTGAGCAATCTCGTAATGCGGCAGGCGCTTCAACGAGATCGCGTACACCAGATTAGGGAACTTCATTGCCCCTCCTTTTCATGCCTCCAAAACGCGTTACTGCCCTGAAATCTGTTCACCGTGTTCGCGCTCCTCGCGGATCTGCGATACCATCGCCAACGCCCACTGCTTTCTCTTTCTGTACTCAGCGGCCAGATATTCCCCCAACTCAGTTGACTGTCCATGGCTTGGAATGCGGCGCTTGAATCGCAGAACCCGCTCGGGAATCAACCACTCGAAAACACAGTCAGGCGTAAGTTCTGTGCGCGGCGCTTTGAAGTTCGCAGCCATCGGCTGGATTGAGCCATCGTTACGTAGCTCCTCGACTTCAGCCCAAGTAAGGTGCGCATGCCTTCCAGCCCTACAGGAATGAGCGTTGTAATCAGACTCGGTAACGTCGTGATTGACAATACAGATCGTTCGTCGATTTTTGCCAATCGCCAAGCAACACCCCTCCCGCCAACGTCCCGCAGTTTTGGCCCGGGGATAGGCGCATTAGGATTCCGCTACAACAAGCGGTTGCAATGCGTGATTCAAAAAAAAACGGCAGATGCCGCAACCGTCACTCTGAATTAGAACACTGGTTTTTTGAGGTTCACGTCAACGAACGCAGGAAATTTGAGAAGCTATTTCGTTGCCAGAGTTACTAACAGAAACCGGTCAAGCACCTTCGGCCAGGCTGCGGATTTAAGGGGATCACTGGATTTCAACTTCCTGAAACCGCTGTACTCTCTTTCAATGCTCCGGGCCGGACGTGGAAAGGGCAAACCCCGAACCGAGTAGGCACAGCGTAGAAGCGTTTCGATTTCCTCGAACGATACGGCCCATGGTGCTTCAAGTTCCCGGCACAGTTTGGCTATCGGCAGATGCTTCCAGAAGGCCTTGTAAGTCAGTCCGTGCGGGCTGTTGGGCGTAGGGTCCATTGCGCGGGCCATATCGAAATACTTGAGGTACTTCACACCTGAGCGGCAGTCCTCGGCAAGCTTCAGGAAAAAATCCCCCTTGGATGACACCCCATTCGCGCCAAACGCCTCCAACTCCCTACTGATGGTCAGTAATTTGCGAGCTAGTTTCCGCAGTTCCCCCCGCGGCCGCAGTTCCCCCTGTGGTGGACTGGGGAAAAAACATTGTAGGAGCTTGGCATTGATGACCGCGCCTTCCTGTTTCAGGTGCTTCTGGGTACGCGGATCGCTGATCGCATCCAAGAGGATGACGACAAGGCGATGCTTTTTACTCGAAAATACCCGCCCGACTTTGTCCATCACATCGCGCGCAGCCAAATCGCCCTTGGTCTTAGGATGGCTGAGTCGGCTCCAGAACTCGCTTTGAAAGTTTTTTTGCTGTGGCTGCATTTTTCGCTTGACAAAAACATACATACACTATTAGCGTATATCCCGTCAAGCATGAAATACTCAACGTCGCAAGTCGCCAAGAAGATCGGGGTTCACAAGCTGACGCTAATTCGCTGGCTCTTGGATGGAAAGATCGCAGAGCCGGAGAGAGTGAAGCAGGGCGGCATTGACCTCCGTCTCTGGACCGCTAGCGATGTGAAGGAGCTTAAGAAGTACAAGGCTGCTCACTACCGAAAGGGACGTGGGCGGAAGAAGAGCAAGAAGTCTAAGATTTAGAAAGGCGGGACGCGCTCGGTGGCTAGACCGAACGCGCCCCTAACCACAGCAACCTATCTGGAGGTCGCAATGGCTTGGGGAATTCTACAGCAGTCGTTCCGAGTCGCACTTTACGCCCGGGTCAGCACTGCTAACAATGGCCAGGACCCATCTCTTCAAACGCGGGAAATCAAGGAATATTGTGAGCGACGCGGCTGGCAACTCGCCGGTGAGTACGTGGACATCGGAATATCCGGCGCCAAAGAGAAACGTCCAGAGCTGGATCGCCTCATGGCGGATGCCCACCGGCGCCGCTTCGATGCCGTCGTGGTCTGGAAATTCGACCGTTTCGCCCGATCGGTGTCCCACCTTCTGCGCGCTCTAGAAACGTTCCGCGCACTGGGCATTGAGTTTGTTTCGTTCTCAGAGCAACTCGACACATCCACGCCTGCTGGCAAGTTGGTTTTTACAGTCCTGGGGGCCGTTGCCGAACTCGAACGGAGTCTGATCATCGAGCGAGTCCGGGCGGGGATGCGGAACGCAAGGGCCAAGGGAAAGCGCATCGGCCGCCCCGCACAAACGTCTCTGGACCAAGACGCAAGGCGGTCAATCTGGGAGGCTCATAAACGCGGCGGCGTGAGTCTTCGGCAACTAGCAACCCAATTCTCAACGTCCCTGGGAACCGTGCAGCGGTGCATTCAGACGTATCAACCATTCTCCGAATAGCACAGTACTAGTGTGCTGTCCCGTAAATACGTTCGCATAGTCGTTCGACTTTAGCGAAGATTGAATCCGCTGTGGCGGTCCAGACGAAAGGCTGCGCTCGGCGGTTGGAATTCTGGACGTAGTGATCGATTTTCTCGACCAAGTCTTTCACGCTGCTGAACGTTCCCCGGCGAATAGCTTGTTGCGTAATGCGGTTGAACCAGATCTCCACCTGATTGAGCCAGGAGGCGTAGGTCGGAGTGAAGTGCACATGGAATCGTGGCCGTGTGGCGAACCAGCGTTTCACTCGCAGATGCTTGTGCGTGGCGTAATTATCCACGATGATATGCACCTCCAAGTTCTTCGGCACGTGCTTCTCAATCTCCCGGAGAAAACTCAGATACTCCTGATGCCGGTGACGCGGTCGACATTTCGTGAGCACTTTGCCGTTCGCCGTGTCCAGTGCGGCAAACAGCGTGGTGGTTCCGTGGCGTCGATAATCGTGGGTCACTCCTTCGACATAACCCAATCCCAGCGGCAACATCGGCTGCGTGCGTTCCAGCGCCTGAATTCCGCTCTTCTCATCCACGCATAAAACTACTGCGTTTTCCGGGGGATTTAAATACAGCGCTACAATATCCCGTACCTTTTCTACAAAAAATGGATCGCTCGAAAGTTTGAACTGTTTTTGCCGATGCGGCTGCAAGCCAAACGCTTGCCAGATGCGGTGCACCGTCGATTTCGATACTCCGGTCTCGTCGGCAATTTGCCGGATACTCCAGTGCGTTCCGGCTTTGGGT